AACCCTCGACATAAAAAAGACCTTCTCCGACAGAGATTACAGTACAGTCTCCACTATTTGCGGCACTTGAGGGCCCTCCGTCAGCAACCGTAAATATGGTTTCTAGGTTTGGGTTTGTACTTGTAAAGGTAGTTCCTTTTTTGTACAGGTCTTTCTGGTTTGCGGCATAATCTACAGAAAGCGTTCCGGTGTCTGCCTCCAGCCCGATACCACTCATTGGTTCATAAATCACAATCTGAGTTGCATCATCAGAAACACTGTCAATTACTTCGAGGACTTTTCCTCGTTTGTCTCCATTTATAATTTCAAATCCCTTTAGAAGAGAGAGGTCACTAGAAGAAACAGAGTTAACACGAACAAATCTGGCTTCAACTTCATTGATTTCACCACCGCGAACAACAGAACCATTATCAAATACATGGTCACCAAAATTAGCCAGTTGGTTGTTGAGAATAGATTGTAACTGACTCAGTTCTCTTGCTTGTACTGAATAGCCAGGGCGAAAAAGAATTCTTAAAAACTTCTTTGCTTCATCGAAGTCATCGTAGTAAGGTGCTACATTAAATCTTGATTTCTGTTCTCTTGCCATTTTTTTAGAATCCTAGTAGTATTTGATACTCTTCCATTTGCTCGAAACCTTTGACCAAAGGGTTCATGTTTTGGATATAAACGATTTCGCCAGTGTTGTATTTAATTTCTGGGTTAACAACTGTATTTATAACACCAAATCGGGCTACCCCACCACTAATTCCAACAACATCCCCAGTGGCAAATGTTCCTCTTTGGTCAATAAGAACAATGTCAGCAGATGCACCCGATGTAACCGAGTTTTCAACATGGAAAACCGTGGCGTATGTTCCATCATTTCCGACTACAATGGAGTCATGGGGTACTTTAAGTAGAGTGAGTGGTTGCTGTTCAGTATCTGCACTAATGCCCAAGACAGTGGCAGACCTGAATGTTATTTGTGTCTGGTCCCTAGCAGGTTCCTCGACTCCAACTACCCTTGCCTTTTCATTTGAAATAACCGACCAAACTTTAGTGGAACTGTCATATTTTAGTTCAGAGATAGCCTCTCCAGTAAATCCAAACGAGTAGGGTTCTTCGAAGTCGCCTCTAGTATTTTTAATTTTAAGCACACCAAATCCACTTTCATTGGAGGGTTGATATGCTGTAATTTCCCCTGTAGATTTTGTATCACTACCAACAATAATATTACCAACAGAAAATAATCCTTCTGCTAGCCCATCGCCTGTTGTTAGATTGGATTCAATTTTCATCTGCTTTACTACATCAGTTTGAGTAGATGCTAGACGAACTGGGTTTCCATCTGAATCTAGATACTGAGAATCAGTATCATTTAGAATTGGATTTCTAATGATTCCATACTGAAGTAAATCATTGCTTCCTGATAAGCCTGGAATGTTTTCTAATGCTTCGAACCTTTTTAGGATGGTCAGATAAGTTGCTCCCAACTCTTCCACTGCATTCGAACCATGTCCACCTTTCGGTGCAATTGTTGCCCTTCCACCAAATCCGGCATATGCTCCGCTAGCCACTCCATGTGATGCGGGGATTGTATTTACACTTGCGTAAGTGTAGTTTTTTCCGGGGTTAGTTATAACAATCTTGTTAAGAGTTTTTGCGTTTGGAGAAGTCGCACTATAATCGTTAAACTGAAGATAACCCTCAGCACTTACACCGTCACCCGATATTCCAAGAGTGGGGACAATTTGATATGTTGTTGAAGCAGAAACAGGATTGGTTAGTGGTGTTTGGAGAGTTGCAATCTTTGTTGCTCCAACATAATCTGTAATTCTATGTGCCTGAACTGCACCCAGACCCTTAGAAAAAACGATTGTCATATCATTGTATGCGTCATTCGAAGAGGAAGCCTGGGAATTTAATGTAACAGTAGTTTCTCCCGAGGCAGCAACATCACCCAAAGTATACTTACCAACATCAATAAGGTTATGACCATTTCCTGCAATTTCCCAGTTGTCTGACTTTTGTGCGGAGGTCAGTTCTACAAAGTGGAGTCCACCATTTACGGCATTAGACTGAACATCAAACTGTCGTTGAGTCACATCATCAAAGCCTCTACTATCAACAGTCGGAACTGGCATAAATTCAGTTGTAATAAATTTTCTTAATTCTTCTGGGATGGTATACATAAACTTCCAAACAAAACCATCCCTAGTTTCAATCAGTCCACTAGTTTTTGTTGACGATGGTTTGTTTGTTGTGGTTGCATTTCCATTATTTGAAATACATTTATATACATTAAATTCATCCGTCATTACATAAAATCTTTTGTCTGTCAAATCAATTTCATGGTCATATTGGACATACTGGGTTGAACCGAGCCAGTTAACTCTGGGAACCATGTATGCGATATCAGAAGAATTGATTGCCTTCATGGCAACTATATTTCTGCTAGCCTTCGCGTCTTCATTAACTGTATCCAGTGGATGAACAAATACACTAGAACCCCCCGTGTTTCCACCATGAGTCGTATACTCACTTCCATCAAAAACACCCTCTGCCGTCCAACCTGTTGTTCTTCCAACAAAAAGAAAAAGATTGTCCCTATCCCTCAGGCTTCGAAGAAACGAATCTGCGGTGTATCTTCTCATAGATTTTCTAATAGGACTATTCTCTGTCATTATCCTCTTCCTTCAATGGTAGACTCATATGAAATTCTTGCTGAAGTTATTTTTGAACTCGATGATGAAGAAGCCGATGTGGTAACTCCACCCTCAGTGATATCAATATAGAAAAACGGATTTAAAGGAACTGCTGCCATAGATGCACCAAAAGTAATTGCATTTCCACTATCAGTATATAGTCCTCTTGTGTTGGGGTGGGGGAAAATAACCCAATAAGGTGCTTGTGCTGTTTTACCAAAATCACCAGCATCTACGGTTCCACCAAAACTAAATCCATATTCTGCGGTTCCTCCATAAGTTAAACCAGTGACACCTTCAACCAACCTTGCACCGAAGAACATAGGTCCTGTTATGCCAGGCGCCCATGTTTCACCTGAAGTGCCGATGAATTGACCTGCTGGATTACTTGCAACCAACATCGCTCCGGGACCACCATGAATAGTTCTGAATCCATGTGTTGCAGAACTAATACCATATACTAAATCTGCACTGACTCCAGATGGTCCTGTTCTACTTTGAAGACTTCGATATGCATCTCCATAATATTGTCTATATCTTGGTTGTACTGAAGAAAGAGTACCTCCCCCACCAGTAAATCCTCTAGGTGCAGAACCAGAGGGACCATACACAGCCTCATAGTAAATCACACCACCCGAACCATCTGCATCTAATGCAACAGGGAAACCAAATCCACCACATACACCGATTTCTGTATTACCAGAAGCACCACCGAAACCTTGTTGTAACCTAACACTTGC